AGTAGCAGTAAGAGTAGGGGGTGGGGAAGCGATTGGGACTTGGGGGTAAGGATTTCGGTGCGGTGGGGAAGGATTCATCGTTATATTCTACTCTCTTCTGCGAAAAAAATCTTTATTTTTAGGCATCTTCTTTGGATTCTTCCGCATGCAATGCAGCAACACAATCAATATACTCATCGTTTGTTTGAAATCGACTTAATAGTAATTTTACAGATACAACTTGTCCAATTGCAAGAGCCTCAAAGAGGGTGCTTCCACGATGCATGTCCCGGGGGAGAAGGATTCGCATGGCATCCTGTTCTCCCTCCCCCGCTAAAACAGAATAGGCTCCCATTTCATTCATCATTCGAATAATGACTTTTAATACAGAATTTGCAACTGGGATATAAATCTTACAACTAGCACGACATTGAAAGATTGTATTTCCTGTAAATTCACCTGCTTTGATTGATCCCATACTTTTTGTAAGAAGGGTCATTGATCCAGGTTGAATATATCCAGATGCATTGCAACGCCCTTCATATCGATTTCGTAATTTTTGTTCTAAGATCATTCGAATGTTTTCGGGATCATTTAAATCTGTTGGAGTTAATGCAATTTGATCATCAATAAATATGGTCTGCATCTTTGCGTATGGAGTCCCTACTTCTCATCGCTTCATTTTTTTAGAACCTTTCAAGATAGAAAGGAAAAGCTATTTTCAAAAATCTTCTTTTGAACCGTCTTCCCCTTTACAATGCGTGTTTCAACTGCACGTTTTGCATCCACCATGGATAAGATCCAGCGCATAGAGGTTGATTCTGCCGCTTGAAAGGCACGTAATAATATTTCTGTATACATACATAATTCGGGAGATTTCAATTGATTAATATAGGTATAAGGATCTGCTTTCTCTTTTGTAGTTCGTTCTAACAGAATCAATGGATCAAGTAATATATTTGGATGATCCGTTTGATATTTATATAATCGAGAAATATCTTGCAACATTCGTTTTAAATTGGATGTAATTGTACAATTGGATCCTGTAAAGACTTTATTTTTTTTAGCTAAGATCTCTGTATTTAGGATCTTAAACATAGATCCTGTTTTAAAAAATACATGAAATCCATACAAGGGACTGCATCCATCAATTCCGTTGAGAGGAGCTTCTAAGACAGGTTCAATCAAGGGAAGCAAACTGGGGGGAGCAATTCCTACTGGATTTGATCCTACTTTGCAATATCGAAGTTCGTCTCCCTTTCGTGTAATACAGCTACATCCATAAATTCCATCGGATGTTTCAAAGATGTCTGGATTGGATAAATAGGAGATAATGATTTCATCCAAGGATGTTGTTGTACTTGTTCCACGTCGTTCTGTAATTCCAATTAATACTGCTTGACGTTCTTCCAAGGTCCATATACGATCCATGTAAAATTGCATCATTATTTTTTCAATATATAAAAACTCACGAAATCGATATGGCATCCATTGAATAAGTCGATACATCTCTTCTTTTATTCCTTCAGGACTGGGTCGTTTCAAATCAAAGGCATGCGTTGGTTCCGAAAGGGTATGAAGTTCCGTCGACCATTCACGCAATCGTGCTAATGCTTTTTCCTCCAGTGATTTTGTAACACGTATTTCGGTTCCTCCTGTTGTCTCGATCGATGTAATTGCTTTTGTTTTGGAGGATAAAAGAGGAGAAATCATATGACTTGCAAGTCGTCCATATGCATATCCATGTCGTAGTGCAATTGGAATTTCTGGATCTGTAATTGTTAATGGTTTAAATACCAAATATCCATTTTGTAATTGTAAGGTCCCCCTTGTTCCATCATATTGTTCTACAATGTAGGAGGTTTGATTTATTTTTTGTCGTAATCCAAGCGCCACTAATTCCCATGGAACATCTTTAAAAAATAAATCTTTAATGGCGGTAAGTGGTATATATAAAATTCCTTTTGTTTGAAAATACACTTTTAATTTATGAAATTGACCCTCTAAATATCGCATCATATCATTTAATTTATAGGTTGTCATATCGGATCCAATTGCAGCAGAACTAACAGATGCAGCACACTTATAAATACAGGATTCTGTATAATCACATACACTTGAATATTGTTTATCTGTCAAGGAATAATTTTTTAAGGTATGTCCTTGTGAATCTTCAATGGTTCGTGTTGTTCCAGGATTTATAAATAATACATCATGATGAACATTACAGTCAAAGGCAGCCGTTTTAATGGCTCGTTGAATATGTCCAATCTGAATTGATTTACTGGCTCCTTTTCGATAGGCATAGAGATCTGGTGTTTCATAGTCTGTTGGAAGTTTTGCAATATGTAGATGGATTGTACAGGTTCGTTTTTCCATGGGAAGTTGAGCATGACTACAAAATCGAACACCGCGTCCCACAATTTGTTCAATTCGATTTAAATGCCACCAAGGATCCATCACATGAATCTCTCGAATACATTTCAAATCAATTCCTTCTCCTGCTACAGCACTTCCTAAAATGGCTTTCACACGGGATCCATAGGGGGACGTGGGATCATCACTCGGAAAGGTAGTTGCATATTTTACAGCAGCAGCTACATCTGGTGTATCTTTATCATTTCCAGTTAATAAGACAAATCTTGCAGGTGTAAAGGGATGGTCCTCTGTATGAGAGACTTCATGATGTTTACACAAGGCACATTGACGTCCATAAGGTAAGGGAGGCGCTTCGCGCAAAAGAGATTCCTCTCGTCCATTTGCTAAAACACGGGTCCACCCAGCTCGTTCCATCGCAATTGCCAATGGAAGAATTCCCCCAGATATAAATCGTGTATATACAAATCCAATCCCTTTACACAGTTGTAAGGAGTTTATAATATTTGATAATTTGGGAGCATATTGATGAAAGACGGTGGGTCCAAAGACAGTGTCTACTGTTGTCTCAGGATTTCGAACAAGATCCCATTGAAATCGTCGTAAACGAGGTTGTTCTCCAAAATCTTCCGATGTAAAATAATGCGACCATCCATCGTTTCCAAAGGATTCATCTGGATAAATAATGTTACATGCAGAAATTAAATTGGAAAAGACTCGTTTGTTCACAACCTCCTCTCCATCTTCCTCTCCTTCGATATTTTCAGTTCCTTTATGATAGCGTTCAATCATTGTTTGCAACACTCTTCCAGCAGTAGTATCTGGATCAAACATGGTTACAACAAGCGGCAACGCTTTTAAAATATTCTTTAAGGAATCCTCCATTTTAATTGCAGTTGTATCTTTTGACAAAGGAATCATTGGATATTCAGTATCAATCTTAGTTCCAAACATGTTGGAAGGTTGTAATCGAATGGGAAAGGAATATGGATTTTCTCCTCGCATATAACTAACATATCGTCCAGCAATCTTAATAATTGTTGCTTCTTGATCTTGAAGAAAGGTTGTTTCTTTTCCTTTCTTCTTAAAAAATAACTCACGCTTCAATAACATACTTGGATCTTTTGTATCATTTAATATCATTAGATTTAATAAACCAATTATTTCAGCAGCAGTATCATACATAGGGGTAGCAGTCATCATAAGAAAGCGCATTCCATCTGCAACAGGTAAAATCTGTTCCAACATGACACGCACTAATTTTCCAGCAGCAGCATCTTCTGTAGCAGAGGAATCTAAATTGTCTCCCCCTTTTCGACTTTCATTTCGTAAATTATGAGCTTCATCCACAATCAATAAATGATCTGAAAAGGTATTATACAGTTCTTCATTTTCGAGTCGGGTTCGTTCCTCTCCCTCAATATGTTTTGGAACACGTCCTAAAATTTGTTTTCGAACATAATTTGCAAATTCCCAGTATCCCATAATCACATATCGTTTTTTTATCAGTTTATAGACTTCTTTTTCAATTTTGGATTTATCCTTCTCAAATAACATATCACTCATGGCTAAATAGGTAAGTCCTGTACACTGAGGCGAGTTCCATCGCCGTTTATAGATCTCACGATCTTTCTTTCCCAAAGGTTCCAGTTTTCGAACATCAAAAATGGTTCTGTAAAAATTATCCGCAATGGCAGGAGGAGCTAAAATAAAAACGCGTTTATCTGGTAATACAGATAAGAATGATTCTGCAACAGTAATAGCACTACAAGTTTTTCCAACACCAACCCCATGATACAATAAAGCACTTGTATAGGGAGTGGAAGGATTCATAAATCGAGAAATGAATCGCTGAACTGCCGTTGTATCAAAGTCCCCTTTTGCATTACAAAGATCTTCTTCAGATGGTATAGATCGTAAATCAGAAAATTCTTTCTTTTCTAGTAAGCGATCTGCAAACGCAGGATCTAAGACATCTGGATAAACACCTCGCATTGGTTCGGATGGATAAAGTCCGGATCGTCTCATAGCTTCTACAAGACTATCTCGTTCTATCAACGGTTTATCAAAGTCCCATGTATTCCACCAATGATGAAGTCGTTCAGGAGATTGTTTTAGAAATACTTGAACGGCTTCTTCATCATACGGACGCTCCCGCTCCTCTATGACGGTGGGCACGTCGACGTCGCTCATCCTCTGTTTCACGGAGAGAGATCGTTTCCCGCGCATGCACCTCGCACAAAGAGATCCACTGGGCTTGAAGCGCAGTGATTAATCCACGTTTTTCAGGACTTGTTCCTCTAATTTTTGCAACTGCCTCTTCAAAGGAACACCATTCTACACGACTTACTTCCCGTGCTTGTACATGATTTGAACTATCCATACTTGCATGACTATCTGTTATATTGCACATTCCAATATAATATGTTTGACGATATGCAATTCCATTCGAACCAGTATATAATTCTACAAGAGGAGCCACATCTGTACTACAGACAGGAAGAGCATGACGCCATCCGGTTTCTTCTCGAAATTCACGCACAGCTGTCATAAATTCTGTTTCATGTGCAGAACGTCGTCCTTTTGGAAATCCCCATTCAGGTTCTAACCAATGAGTCGGGCATGCTGTAATATATTGTTCTAAGGTGCGACCTTTCACATCTCCTGTGGTTTTCAAGCGTTCAAATAAATGTTTTGCATGTTCATATTCGTTTCGATATTGTCGTGTATGCTGATAGTTCCATAAAATATTCCATAAATCATCAAAAGGAGTTGTCATCAATCGACGGTGTTCGTCAATCGTCATCTGGTCAATTAATCGTTGTATAAATTCTGTGGTGGATAAGGTATACCGACCTCGAAGAAATTCAACATATCCCAAACTATCACGACGACGAATCATCAAGACCTGAGGTCCCTCTGCATGAATGCGAACCGCAAGAATTCCAAAGGAACTTACCGGTTCACTACATTCTCGAAAGGAATGCCCTATTACCCCACAATTAATACACTCCATCCTATTCTAGCATGTGAATGGTCGTTTAAGGTAGTTACCATTTTATGTGACTACTATAGAAGATGCATTCCCATAGACCGATCAGTATGAGACCATCTGTTTGGGGTCCCATTCTTTGGCATACAATGCATATTGTCAGTTTGGGATATCCAAACGAACCCGATGAATCTACCCGTCAAGCGGCAGCCTCCTTTTACCGATCCTTGTCCTTCTTAATTCCATGCCCTGTCTGTCGCGAGCACTATGCAAAGCATATTCAAACAACACCTCCTGCAACAGAATCAAAACAAGCACTTGTTGAATGGGTGTTTATGATTCATAATCAAGTAAATAAAGGACTAGGAAAGGCAGAAATCTCCTTTGATGCCTTCCAAGCTCATATGGAATCTCTTTCACACGAGTCGTCAACAGTAGTACCGATCACGACAGGTATTTGTATTGGAATAGGATTTTCTGCTCTTGTATATTATATGTATCTTAAGAAGTAGTCATTTCTTCTGGTAATTTAATTTCAATCCGTACAGAGGGTCCTACTTTTTCCCCATAGACAGGAAAACTTAGATAAGATCTCTTTTCAAACATGAAAAAGAAGGTTTTTCCAATCCAACTCCATGAATCTAAGGGTCCTTCAAATAAGGGAAGGTCTCCCTGTAATAAAAAGGCAGCTCCTAACCACCATCGATTGTAGATTAGTTCATAGGGAATAATCCATAACCAATTCAATGCTCCATAAATCATGTAAAACACACGAAACCAAAAACTTCGATAAATGTTTCGATTCATTGCATAGGATGCTCCCAAAAAGGAACACCATCCAATAACAATAATTCCAATGATTGACGTACAGATCCCCATTAATTTTTTTATAAATCGTTGAAAATCAAAGCTAGCATCTTCTGATTGTTTGCTCACCACAAACTTTTGTAAATCAACATCATTCAAAAAGACTCCTATTTTAAATAGATCCTCTTTTCCATCGGGTCCGGTGACTTCTTCTTTTATTTCAGCGGTTTTATCATCATAGTCCGCTGGAAGAAGTGTCATTCTAGAAGATTCCAACCAGGCTTGAATTTTATCTCGATAGGCTTGCATCGGAGTTAACAGTTCTGTGGCAGAAGCTACTTGCTCTGGTTTCTTATCTTGTAAATACTTCATTCGTTTTGTAGAAGCATCTTCAAATAGATGTAAATACTGATAATATACATTTCGAATTGATATTGATTGTATAAGAGGAGCTGCTATCAAATTGCTCATATAATCTTTAATATCATCATAAGGAGACGTAGGATGTGCTTTCAACCAATCCAATCCATCTTTATAAATTTTTTTGGCAGGTTCATAATCTTCTTTTGCAGCAAACTTTTTTAGATCACCAAGCCACTTTTGAATATCTTGTTTTGCAACAGAGATCGCATCACGACTTGCAGCTCGATCTTCTGCAGCAGCTGCTTTCTGTTCGGGAGTTTGTGTTGCAAACATATTCCTACTTATGCAATTGATAAGCCAGCGATCGGAATCATCGTAGTATCATGCGTTTGATTGATCCCAAGGGGAGACGCAGAGGCAGTCTTTCGTTCACATTCGCTACGACTTTGAAAGACACGTTTTGTGGGACATAATCCCTCTTCGGGCGTCTTCACACACCATCGCCCTGTTAAATCTTCTCCTACAAAACACCATTGTCCCCGTATAAACTCCTCTGGATTGGTTTTGGAAGGAGCTGCAACCACCTGTTGTAACTGACTGCGCAACCATTCCTTCACATAACTCCATACAATCCATAGAATGATACCAGTAATTCCAATCACAAGAACAATATACAATATAGACGATAGATCTATGTAGGGAGCAGGAGCATTTTTAAAGAGCGTGTTGTTCATATCTACTTGATCGATATAGTTAAGGTAAATTGCGTTGCAATTTCCCTTCACCATATTTAGAGTGTTATGCCGGTTCATATATTTGATCGGCTTTGCCGATCAAATATATACCTTAAATTCTAACTATAACCAAGGAAGATTTCTGAAAGAAATCTTCCTTGGTTATAGTTAGAATGCCATCTATAATTTGCGACAACGTCGCAAATTATAGACTCAGATTCTATTTACACGCAAGGTAAATTGCTTTGCAATTTACCTTGCGTGTAAATAGAATGCCGGGCGGATTGTTACCCCTTGTTGCCTATGGATCCCAAAATGTAGTGGTGAATGGAAATCCACAAATGAGTTACTTTGCAAAAGCATTTTTACGCCATACGCATTTCAGTTCCGAACCCATTCAAGTTACCTTAACCGGTCCTAACAGTCTTCAAATGGATGCACCCATTCTTCTTACAGCCAAGCTGCCTCGTAATGCAGATTTAATTCGAGATATGATACTTCGTGTGACGTTGCCCGATATCTATAGTAAGATCTATCAAAATCAAGATGGAAGCCTGATTCGAACTCCCTATGAGTTTCAATGGGTACGACAAGTGGGAGTTCGCATGATTCAATCCTTAATTGTAACCATTGGAGGATCCAAGATTCAAGAATTTACGGATGAATGGATTGCTACACGAGCTCTTTTGGATCAAACCAATACACAGTATGATAAATGGTCATGGATGGTGGGAGACGTGCCCGAACTCTTTGATCCTGCCAATGGAGTCTATGCTGATCCAGACGGCGGATATCCGAATGTGGTCCAATGGACTAGTGCTCCTAGTGGGCAACAAACAAATGCCCCCTCCATTCCTGGACGTGAATTGCGAGTTCCCTTAGGACTCTGGTTTAGTGATGCCATTAGCGAAGCTCTTCCCTTAGTGGCACTACAATACCATGAAGTTGAAGTGCAAATTACGTTACGACCGATCCGTGACCTTTATACCATCTTGGATCCCAGTGGAGTCCGTCTTCGCTATGGATTACGATCTCTTCCGTATGAACCAACCGATCAATATACAGGTATTTGGAATCCTAGTTTGTATGGAACTCTTCCCAGTACATTGAATAATTTGACAGGATCCTATACCGATCCTAGTGGAGCATTACGCTATTTCTTAACCGATTTTGGAACGACCCCCCCTCCCTTTGATGGTTGGCCTCATAATGCAAGTCTTGAAACAACTTATATTTATTTGACGGAAGAGGAACGACGACGTGTAGCAGGAACTCCTCTTCAATATCTTGTACGTCAGATTCAACCCTTTCGGTTTGATTCCATCTCTTCCAGAGATCTATATGCCTTAGATGTTCATAATCTGGTGAGTCGTATTGTCTGGTTACTTCGTCGCGATGATGCTGCTCCCCTTCGCAATGATTGGACCAATCTTACTAATTGGATGTTTCCTGTAGGAAGTGCTAGACCGTATGTCCTTCCTCAAACGGGTCAAAGTGTTCCTACCGGTACTGGTCGATCTGGTCTCTATCTTCCAGGACTGCAGCGTAAGATTATGACGCAAGCTCGTATTTTAGGAAATGGAAATGAAATCTTTGCTTTGGAAAATGAACCTTATTTTTCGGAATATCAGATCTGGAGAACGCAACAAGGAGGTGCTAGTCCGTATCAATTAAATGGTGTGAAAACACAAACTACTCTTTGGCCCGTCTATGCCTATTCCTTTGCCTTGAATGGAAGTGATGCACTCCAACCCAGTGGAAGTATTAATACAAGTCGTTTTACCACTTTTCAACTTGATTTAGATGTAGAACCAATTCCAACCGGATCATTCTACCAATATGAAATGGTGATCTTTGCTGAAACTTATAATTTTGTAGAATTCCGTAGCGGTATGGCAGGATTAAAGTATGCGATCTAATCTTTATAATATCTTCCTGTGAAGATTATATAAAGAACTTATATAGTTTTAGATGCCTGGGCAGTCCACCAAGTATCGGTCATATAGGGAATAATCTGAATCACACTTGTCCCAGTCATGGTAGAACTGGGTCCTTGACGATATAGACTATCAATATCTGAGTAATTCATGGCATAGGCAAAATATTGTAATCGACTAATCAATGCTTTTGCCGCTCCATCTACTATAAAATCTTTCTGTTGGAGACTTTGACCATCTGGAAAACGACGATTGTTCAAAATAAACATGGGACCGAAATTGATCTTGGGAACCGTTCGAAACTGAGTTCGCTGCGCGACATTTCCATTAATATATACATCCATGTAAATTCCCTTCAAAATAATCGCTAAGTGAAACCATTTATCACCGACTGGAACATTGTCAACTTCTACATAGTTATTCCAACTATCCACCGTATTCATATAGATACGAAGAGTATTTTTGTCTGCACGACAGAAGACACCTGGTGCCATCAGGGGAAAGGAATTGGCAGTTCCTTTGCTAAAAATATGCTTTAATACTGTGGGAGCGGGACCGCCGGAAGATCCTGCCGAACAAGAGGTTCCACTTGAGGTTGAAAAGGTATCAGATCCTATCTTTAAAAAGCAAGAATAGGTAAATTCAATTCCACTGGGTTGATTGGAACTGGGATAGATAATGGGAGCTCCGCTTTGGGGACTTTGAGGAATAATACTTGTATCTCCTGTTGTATCTTGAACTAAGACAGCAGAATTTCCAGTTGCAGATTGAATGGTTGTAATACTTTTATCAAGTAATAGCATAACTCCAGCTATGATTGCAACACCTACAAGAGTGATTACAATCTGAAGCACGATACTAGGGGGTTCTCCTGCTTGCATTCCTTCTATTCTTAGCGAGAGGAAGTCGCAGGAGCGGACCCTCCATATTGAAGAGAAATCCCTAGTTTTGTTCCTAGAAATCCTAAGAATCCCATATCCATGCCAGGATAAGGTCCTGCCTGATACAAACTATAGATCTTATCCGGAGACAGGGCAGATCCACTAAATTGAACGGATCCAAAATATCCATTAAATCCAAGAGGACCGCCTAAGGTAATAGCTTGAGGTTGATCCTGACTTGCAATGGGAAGATCGGATAAGACACAGGAACGACTGAGCTTTCCATCCATATAGACATCCACCACACGTCCATTGACAGAGATCGTCACATTAATCCATCGCTGTAGATCTACCTCCATCACATCACAGGAAGGAAGTTCAATGGGATTGGAATCCGCATTTGTTTCAAAACGACTTGCCATCATATATTTATTGTATGTATCAACATTGGTGTAATCCGTTCCAGGAGGTTTGGTCGTTGCAAATCGAATCATCATCTTCGGCTCGTTGGGATATAAGATACCGACTGCTAAATAACGACCTGATCCAGTGGTTGGCATATATTGCTTGTCAGTAATGGTAAAGACCGCTCGCGGTTTGCCGGGACGATATTCATAGGAGTTAATATACATCCACATGCTAAGGGTATATCCACCCCCACTTCGAATGGCCGGAAGAGATCCAGTACTGATCGTGGCATTTGTAAGTTGATTTGCAGGTGTTTTTGCATTCAACAATACAATATCTGTACCAGGAGCGGTATACCATCCATAGACATAATAAATAACAATTACAGCTACAACCATGTATAATACAGATTGGATCATTCCACTGTTTTGGGCATAATAGGTTCGTGCCGTGTTCATGTTCTACTTAAGAATATTCATAATTAATTTGTTGGAAGGGTCCTAGCCGTACATCGCCGGATGTATTGGGTGGACATAATCCCGTTTTACAAAAGAGTGTCACAAGACTTTTCCCCATATCTGAAAAGGATACTGTAGAAGAAGGTATATTTGTAGGATTTCCACTACTATCCGATGTACTTTTATAGTTTGCAGCAATCTCTGTAGAGGATAACACTCTTGGATAAGCTTGAAGGGAGGCAAGAACTGCTGCAGGTCCTTGCCCTTGTAAGAAATAGAGTCCTGAAGGAGCTCCTAAGGGTACGTTTGGTAATGAGATACAATTTCCTTGTTGATTTCCATCTACATACACACATACTCTAGCACCACTTACAGTCATTGTAATTTGATGCCATTTATTGAAAAACAATCCAGCACGTGTTCCTGTTAAAGAAACAGTTTGTGTAGTTGGACTAGGATTGGATGGATCGTAAGGAGCAGAAGTAACTGCCATTGACACATTTCCAGATGCCATATCCACCACTAAGGCACCAACCCCCGCGACCCATAAAATGGGTGACATTGTTCCAGTGGATGTAATATTTCCTGGATTGGTTAATGTAATATAATAACTAAGTGTAAAATTTTCTCCTAAAAATAAATTCATCTGATCGGGAGACATTAAGGATACATTGGAAACAACATCCCCAATTCCATTTGTACTATATGCTATAGGACTTGTATAATTGGTAGGAGCTTGATTTTTGTAATAGGCAAAATAATAGATAATAAGTCCAATTGTAACAAGAAATAATGCAATTACCAGAAGAGTTGCAAAATTCATGGTCTTCTTCTATGTCTAGTGCTTTTTAAACGAGTGATAAAAAGAGTTAATGGTGTAATTATCGTCGATTTAGCATATCCTTCTTTCTTTGCTGTTCATATAAATCTTGTTTCTTTTGGTTAAAGGCACTTGTTGCATCATACGAATACCAAGAGGGAGCATTATAGACTGGAACAGGCGGCGGGGGAGGAGGAACAAGAGGAGGGGTCGGAGCACATTTTGTAACATTGGCAATGGTATTTGCAGCAGATGTATCACTAGGGGATGCAGCAGATGTATCACTAGGGGATGCAGCAGTAGGAGGTCCATTCATGGCACCATTCGTTACACAAGGAGGAGCCGGTCCAAACGGTTTCATAGGAACAGAACATTCTTGTACCACTTGTTGAACTGGAAGATTCATGCTCCAAACACGCAAATTTTGTATTTTTGCACTCATCGTAAAGGATCCTGATAAGCCATAAACTCCGGAGGTAGGAGGCGTCGTGGGTGTGATAGCAATGGGAGTTCCTTTTAATAATTGTGTCGTCAGGAGACGACACCCCAGATAGATTTCAAAAAATCCTTGATAGACAATAATTCCAATGCGATAGGGTGTAGCAAGTTGAAGATTTGAAATACGAGTGGATTCACGTCCAGCACTTGTATCAATAAATACCAAGATATCATTGGTAGAGGGGTCTCCCATAAATCCAGGATTCATATATTGGGGAAGACCAGTCTTGGCGCTTGTACCTATAGAGCTTCCTCCTCCTGCACATCCTCCTGTTGTTCCAGGGTTTCCTAAGTCATTGGATCCCCGATGGAGAAGATGTCGATAGGGTAAAATACCTCCCATAGTATTGGAAAAGGATGCTCTTGAATTATAAATCATAATATCAAACATCATCGAATATCCATAGCGTGTTGGAAAATTGGGTGGAAGTTCCGCTGCAGTAATTGATAAGGTAGAGACAAGATTGGGATCCGTCCAATACGTTGCATCCTGACTTGTTGATAATCCTAAGGCTTTGAATAAATCCCAGTTGGCAGGTAAAAATTTATATTTGGTGTTTAAGGCAAACATTACGATTATAGCAATAAACAATATGATTCCTCCTGCGATAAATTTATTCCCGGTGGTACCGGGAATGATACCCGATGGTGTGGCATTCATACTTCCTAATCATTCACTAGAATATGTCAAACTCCCTTTGGACGGTACAGCATGAATTAAATTTTAAAAGACTACCATAGAGGGGATGTCAACATCAGCAAAAGATGGATCTGATTATACAATTACTAATTTAAAGATTGGCAATTTTGATAATGGAGTTGCAACATTTACAGGGAATATTGGACTTGGAGCAAGTGGAGGTGAAGGCGACGGCAAAGGTGGAGGTGAAGGCGACGGTAAAGGTGGAGGTGGAGGCGGAGGTGGAGGTGAAAATAATTTGAACCTAGGAAGTGAGACAGAAAAAATAGCAGCAGCAAAGGCAGTGGCAGCAAAGGCAGCAGAAGACGCAAAAATAGCAGCAGCAAGGGCAGCAGCAGCATTAGGAGGAAAAGCACCAAATTTAAAATGTCAAGGAGTAGTTCAAAGATGGTTAGAATATAATGTTGCAGATAAGACAGCGCCAACACGTAATGAAATTGATGATTTGGTTAATAATTTAAGTAAAAATGGAATTACTATTGCAGAAGTTGAAGATTGTCTAAGATATTTTGGTATTACAGTACCAGATGATGGTCTTCAGCTAGGCGGTGGCAGACGGAACTTGAATCATCATGTACATCGAATGATGGGAGGAGGTCGAAATGAAGCAGTTGCTGCAGCAAAGGACGCAGAACAAGCAGCAAAAGAAGCACAAAATGCTGCCAATAAGGCAAACCATGCTACGACAATTAAGGACGCCGAGAATGCTGCAAAGGAAGCAGAGAATGCTAGAAAAAAGGCAGAGAATGCTGCAAATAGAGTAAATGTTGCTATTCGCAATAACTTGAACTCAGGTGAAGAAAATAATTTGAATCTAGGAGGAAAAAGCAATGGCAATAATTTGAATCTAGGAGGAAAAAGCAATGGCAATAATTTGAATCTAGGAGGAGTAGCATCAGGAAGTGGCAATAATTTAAATCTAGGAGGAAAAAGCAATGGCAATAATTTGAATCTAGGAGGAGTAGCATCAGGAAGCGGCAATAATTTGAATCTAGGAAATGAAACAAATGAATTAGGACCATCAAAAGCAGGAGCATCAACAAGAGTACAACCACTCACAGAAGCCAATTATAATGAGCTAGGAGGAGTACCCGAACAAAATTATAGTGTAAAAGCAGTACGAAACCCACTCTCCGCAGAGAATATAGAAGCATTAGAACCATCAAAACCACCACCAGCACCATCAACACCAGGAGCAGGAGGACTACCAGAAGAAACTGAATTACGACGAAGAGTACGTCAGCGCCGTGGAGGCGTTCGTCTTACCCATCGTCGTCGCACTCTTCGTCATCGTCGATCCACACGAAAGCATTAATTTCATCTATATAGTTAGAACAATCGATATAATCAACTGTTCTAGATATAATTATTATTTACATATACATAAAGGTATGACTGGCATTAACTTCCTTTCGTTTCAAAAACTTTTCAATGTGTGATTTTTGAAGGGTAAAGGGAAGGGCAAATCCTTCAATTGCAAAGGGGATCTGTTTGGGATGGTTGTAAAAGCGAAGCAAGTTGATCTTGTTCACCACCGTCTGAATGCATCGCTTCAACTCGCGTACCCCTGGTTCGCTATTTGTAAAGGTTTCAATAATAAATTCAATCATGTCACGGCTGAACATCACCTTTTCAAACAATCCTACTTCTCGCAAGGCTTGTCCTACTAAATAATCTTCTGCAATCTTCACCTTCTGTTTCACATTGAAGCCTTCTACTGCAATGTTGTACATACGATCCTTCAAAATGGGATTCACCTTTTCGTGATTGTTATGAGAAAAGATAAAGAGGCATCGAGACAAATCTAAATCAATTCCTGTAAAATACTTGTCCTGAAAGCGATCATTTTGTGATCCATCCGTCAAGTGAATCAACATATTCATGATTTCCTCGCCCTTGGGTGTTTCAGATACCTTGTCCAGCTCATCAAAGTAAAAAATAGGATTCATACATTTGGATTGGATCAACACATCGACAATCTTTCCCCAGGTGGACCCTTCATAGGTGTACGAATGCCCATCCAAAAAACTAGCATCGGTTGCTCCCCCCAGCGTAATAAAGTGAAACGGGCGTCCCAGTGCCTTTGCCACCCCATCCTTGATCAAAGAGGTCTTGCCAATGCCTGGCGGTCCATGAATGGATAAGACATTGCCGTGCGACTTGGGATTGGCAATCCAAGAACTCACAAATTGCATAATCTGCAGTTTTGCATCGTCATGTCCGTAAATAGCAGAATCCATGCAGGAACGAACCGTTTCCATAAAGGCACCGCATTTTTCAGGTCCATCTTCCATCTTCACCGGCAAATCCTTGTATACTCCAAGGGGAAGACCGGTGAATCCATCAATCCAATGAGAACACTTGTAATATTCCGTAGAAGAAGGATCAATATTGCAAAGTGCATTATACTTTGCCATGGCAATGCGTTGGAGTCCTGGAACCACTGCTACCTTTTCCAAAATCTTGAACTTGATGGGAATAACTACTTCAGCAGGACTTGCCTTGTATTCCAAGACCTTTAGTAATGAATTCTGCTTCTCAGGAACCAAGGACTTGAAATAGGTGATATCCGTATCAATGTTATCATCATCTTCCTCTTCCTTTTGTACAAGTTCTACAAAGCGCTTCACCATAGCTGGCTCCTTTTTAAGATTGTATTTCACAGGTTTGCTCGGATCACGCCCTTCTCCACCAAACATATCACTAATGACAATATCAATGGAGGCTTCCTTTCGCTTGCGAGGTCGTTCTTCCTCCTCCTCGCTCGTTTCCTCCTCACTCGTCTCTTCTTCTGTTTCTTCCTCGGTTTCTTCCGTCTCTTCCGTTTCTTCAGTCTCTTCTGTTTCATCACTTGCATCGTAACTCTCTTCGGAAGATTCACGATGCTTCTTTGCAGAGGATTTTAATATCAATTGGGGGGAAATATGCTTTTTCTTGGGAGGCTCTACAATACTCAAGGTAGGAGACACAACCTTTTTTGACGGTTCAATATCCTTCGGTCCACCATGCTTGATAATTTTTTTAATAATTGTTTTAGCTCGTTTGGCAGCACGGCGGACCGGTCGCTCTTCTTCGCTTTCTTCATAATCATAATCGATTAGATCACGAACATTTCCTTTACTATCCACACTACTATCATCGTCACTGGAAGGAGGAAGCTGCTTTTTCTTCTTTCCAGGAATTGGAATGGGGGTGGATCCTCCATTCTTTGGCATCTTTGTATATAGATAGAGTCTAATCCTTAGATTGTTTTCTATCGGCGAGAGTTTCTGCGAGAGTTTTTAAGGTTCTTACGATTCTTGCGGGTTGAAACACGACGAATCATGCTATTTGTTCCATTCGATACATTATGGATCACACGGCTTGTTCCATTGGTAAATCGCTTGAGAGAATTTCGAACTACATTCTTGGAACCGGATACAAATCCCACCGGGACATTTACTAAGGTGTTTAGTGCATTCTGAGTGACCTTGCTCACCGTATTCACTGCATTTGTTGCAAGATTTCCAAGCGTTGAAAAGACACCGCGACTTTTACGCGTATGACGAACCATTTCTAACGTAGGACAAGAAAAACAATTCACTCTACTTGAGGTGCAATGCTTCTACAATGTCTAACAGTGCAAATTTTGCTTGCGGTTTAATACCGGGGGGTAATTCCGACACGGGCAAGGTTGCAAACTCAACTAAGACGGCAAGCCATTCACCGGAGGGACGAACTCTTGTCTGAAATAATAATTTCAAACAATCTGCATATTCAGTACATTCATGCTCATTTTCTTCCGATACAGACGCTTTTTGTAAAGATCGTGTTAAGGCTTTCAATAATTCAACATAGGATTCCACTGATAATTCTTTTAGAATAACAAGCTCGGCAATAAATCGACTATATCCCCGTCGCGCACGTTTTCGTTTTTGTGCTTCTAGGAATAAATTGTAATTTTCAGAACTAACTTCAGGGGTACCAATCGTTTCATCAAAGATAAAGAGAAAATTTTGAAAGAGTCGGAGCATCTCCACACGAACATGGGGATATTCATCCGCAAGCTCATGTAGGAGGCGTGTACAAATTTTACAAAGAACAGCAGTCATAGCGGCAGTATCAAAGACTGCATTTACAAAATCAGTTAGTACAGAGGTATCACGAGGATCCAGAAACTGTTTTAAGAATTCTTTTGTTCGTTCATAATTTGAATCAGTCATCTTATTTAACTTTGATTGAATTTTACTCTTTTCAGATTCTTCAAATGTTTTCTCACGACGTCCAGGACGTCCATAGGCTCCAAATCGAATTCCACTAAATGTAGAAATGGATCCTCCTTCTGTAGATGCAATTGGACTCTCTGTTGGAGCACTAACAGCAGCGTTAACAGTAACACTCACGGAAGTACTAACAGTAGCAGTAGCATTAACAGGAGCACTCACAGTAGCACTAACAGTAGCATTAACAGGAGCACTCACAGAAGCTGCAACCGCTGCAGTTGCAACAGGAGTTATAGGAGGAAATGATTCTTCAATTCGTAATACAGTGGAGAGTGGTTCCGTATATGTTCGTGCAAGAGAGGGGGTAGAGACAGGTGCTTTTGGAAAGAAGGTCGTACGTTCGGAATGAGGTTTTCCCCATCGACGAACTTCTTGAAATCCTTCTGCATCCGATGCACTTGATCGCGCTCCTCCCTTTAAGGAACTAAAATCACGAAATCCACTTGATGTTGATTTCGATTTCACTGTATATAGAATTTCTGCAACTTCTTTTGGAATAGTTTTATATTCATTTCGAAGAGCATAAACTGCCGTCACAGACGGAGGGATCTCCGAAACACGCAGTGTTTTAATATCTCTGCGTGCCATTTGAGATCTCTACGTGGACTTAATTTAAATGGTACCAAGTTTTATCGCGGATTGAATCAATTTTTACCATCGCAGCCCTTTTCAAGAATGTTGGGAGCCTATGTTGCATCGGATCTAGATCTTGCCTCCCTTCAGATACCCACCCATACACAGGAAGGAGCGCATCAGTTTTCAGAGCGTCTTCTTCATCCAAGTACTCAGATCAAAGAACTGAAATCACGGCAAACACCTCTTCTTGCAGTTCGACGAATGGATCCTCTTCCTCTTCAAACTGCCCTTGTTCAATTCAAAGAGGCGGAATCTATTTTTGAGGAGGTTCATGCAACACAAGATCCGTTGGTAGAAGAAAGCACCGAACAAATTGTATGGAATCCTGGATCCATGTTTGGACGCCTTTGCAATCAATCCCCTCTTCTCTTGGAATCCTTGATTGCATGGAAAACATTGGCACTTCCGGCAGTGACAGTCTTATCACCGTTATTTGCAATCTTAATCCCCTATGCTATGCTATATATACATGGAATACATCCTCCTATTCAAGAATATTTAACGAATGTACGATCCATTGTAAGAGGGGCTATCACAATTCCATCCATCTTTCAATCCAAAGGAGATCAAGATCGGATTGGATTTGTCCTTGAGTCATTTTATATTTGTATCATGATCGGTATTTTTTTGAGCAGTTTGTGGACACAAGTGACCAGTGCTATGCATTTGCGAACCATTGCTGCCTCATTACGTGAAAAAGGAACCCTTCTCCGAAGTGGTATTGATGCAGCACTTTCTTTATATACAACCTTATCACAAGCTCCTGTTCGTCTTCGAAAAGGAATTCGATCCCTTTTGATGGAAGGAGAACGTGTCTTAGATCCCTTTCGACATACAACTGATTCAGGAATTGGATTGTTTGCTCGCATGTGGAAACATTCAACTGCACTTCATGA